CGCTGATAACCGTGATCGGCAGGAAAGACTCACCCGTATAAACGTAGAGATCTTCATTCTTCTCGTCGAAGAAGAACTGACCCTTATAGTCACCATCAGGGAAGGTAACGACGTTGTCGGTTGCACCCGCACCGCCGAACTTGGTGACACTTTGATCAGCAAGCTTTGCAGCTGTAACAGCATCATCAGCTAATCGCGCTGTTGGGAAAGTACCTGTCGTGACTTTCGCTGCATCAAGCACAGGAATGTCAGAGGCAGCAAGAGTTACTGCGCTGGTGACGTGACCTTGAGCATCAACAGTCACTTTGGTAAAGGTGCCAGCGGTTGTGCTGTTGGTGTGATTCAGCGTTCCACCAGACGCAACACTCAATCCTGAGCCCGGGACAACAGCGCCTTTTGCGCTGGAAGTTGCTTCAGGCAGATCGCTAGCTGCAATAACGCGACCACCAGTAATCAGACCATTGGCGTCGTACTGAACAAGGTGATGCTCAGTCGTCTCTGCCGTAACGCTGTTGTCAATCTGAATTTCATCGTTACTCATCGTCAGGCCGTTGCCATTGACTGCAACAGCGCCTTTTGCCGATGAAGTGGCAGTCGGAAGATCACCACTGGCGATAGCTCGATAACCAACCGTTCCACCAGCACCTGTAGGACCAGCAAGAAACTGCTTGGCTGCGGTGGTGTCGTCTAACGTCGCACTGACGGTGACCGTCCCACCACTAGTAGACGTGGTGATATTGACGACACCGCTGGTGCTGCCGTTAACGACGTTGACTGACCCAGAGGCCAATGGCGACAGCCAGGCAGATCCGTTCCAAACGACAATCGAGTTGTCGTCAGTGTCAAGCGCGATCTGACCGATAAAATCGCCAGAACCAGGCAGTGTTGACACCAGCGTCACGCTGGAGTTATCAGCCAACTTGGCTGCCGTTACAGCCGAATCATTAATCTTCGCAGTTTCGACCGCAGACGCCGCTAGCTCTGCAGTGTCAATCGACCCAGCAGAAAACAGGATCTTGGCGCTTGGAATCGTACTGTTTGAAATCAGCGTGACGCCGTTTGCAATCAGGTCGCTGACCGTTAATTTTTTGGTCTCACTTGCGCTGTTATCAACAACAGCAACCACGTCTGCGGCAACCAGATCAGCCCCAGCCAGGCTGTTAAGGGCACTGATCTTGAGGTCAGCCATGAAACCCTACGCATGAACCACGATGGGCTCATCATAGAGCCGCAATCAGACCTGTTCCAGCAATACAGCGTCTGTTGTGCCCTGCTCCAGCAGGATGTCATCAGCATTCTCTTGGATCAGCTTGTTAGCAACCTCAAGGTCCATCCGTAACTGAATCGTTCCAGTGCTAATAAAATCAGCTTGTATTTGCACAGTTTCGCCAGGGCTAAACGAAACAGCGCAGCTAGTTAGCACACCAGTAAATTCATAAAAAATCGCATCATTTGATGTAGCCGCAGATCCACCTGGATTGTTACCTGTCGTTTTAATGTAAAAACGCGCTTTAAAGCGGCTACCAACCTTGGTTCGTAAAGACAACTCAACGAGATAGTTAGGAAGCTCTTTGTTTGAGTCTCCGGTGTACTCCCAAAAACAAGACATCCGACCAGAGCCAGACATTAACGTGCTAATCCTGGTACGAAATTCGTCCGACAACGCTGTGGTGTCAACCGTTTCACGCTCAGTATTTAACTCAAACCCATTGACCTGAGCAAGAACTCTATAGTCAGAGTTTTCTACTTTGACGCGGATCGGGATATTGCTCCCAGGAGCTGCCAAAGCAACTGCATTTGTTTTGCCACCGTTAACGGCATGAGCAAAACTGTTGTAAAGCCTGATTCCGTCTAGCTCGTCAACGTGAATAAATTTCTTGACGCTGGTCTGTGTATAGCTGTCAATAAAATCAAGTGCTGAACCGTCGGTGCTAGTAATTTCGATCTGATCACCGCTAATTAGCTGACCATGCTGAAAATCAAAGCTAAAACGCTTTTCTGTCGCATTGACATCTGACGGGTTGATCGTTGACTGCAACTCACTTTCACCGAACTCCCGCTCAAGTTCGATCTCACCATACGTGCCAAGGTAAACACTCATGAGATTGTTACCGTAGATAGTGCTCCTGTGCCCTGGAACGCAATCTCGGCTCGCACAATGTCGCCAGTTGCCGCTCCAATCGAAGCACTGGTCACGTAAGCCGTCAGCTTAATGTCGTTGTTATCGGTTCCGTCAACCCAACGGAACGTCAGCTCGACGGTGTCAGAACTGCTGACGCCTGTTGTGCCAGTCCTATAAAGCTTGTCCAGCAAGCCGCCTGCGTTAATCGCGCTGTTGTCATCTTTGTAGTACAACAACGTTGCACTGCCTGAATACCCCGTCACGCCAGGGCTGTAGCTCCTAAGGCTGTCGCCCAAGGTCGTAGTTTCAAGCGTTTCAAGGTTGGCTGACAGCGAAAAACTGACGACCTTGGCAAGGGTCGTGCCAGCAAACTGCATTACGCCGTCTCTGCCGGTGTAAACCTTTGCCATCAGAGCACACCAATTAAATTGACTGTAACGCTACTAGTCCCCGGACGCACAGAGGAGATTTGTGGTGGTGACTCATATCGCCACTTGTTGCCAGTCGCAGCATCAATGGCTGTGGCGTCACCGCTCCAACCAGCTCTGAACTCAGAAGGCAGCGTAAAAACGTCGAAGCCACCTTTCACATTGTCGTAGTGGGCAACAAAATCATCAGCCGCTGTGTCAGCGATGTTGGCGTACTGCAGTTGTAGCTTCATCCCAGTTCGTTTGTCGCCATACAGGATCCGATGCTCTTTGCCGGATTGAGACGAAAAGGTCTTATAGCGATAGTCGCCAGCGTCAAAAGAACGGCCAGTAGGCTTATGCGCAGGAAATGCCATTACTCGCCAATACCTCCTTCGATTGTAATCGCGCCTGCAGTGTCGAGAACGTCGATAGCAAGCTGGCTAACGCCGTTGGAATTAACTGCGTAGTTACCGGCTTTGATCGTGACGATGCCGTCCTGATCAACGTCCAACGCTTCGATTTGATAAATCTGCGATGAACTGTTAGAGCCAGCCTTCAGGCTAAACACTGCATTGAACAGACCTGTTGACTTGCCATCTTTGATCGTCAACACCCCTTCATTGATGGCTGTGTTTTGGCGCTCCCAGTAATAAACGTCATAACTGCCATCCGCCAAAGCAGAAATTGAAACCACCGTTCCATCATCCTGGATGATGCCGTTGTTGTCGGGACGGTACGGGCTCATCTCGCTGGCAACACGGATAAACTTGCCAGCTTCCAAGTTCAAGCCCCAAGGCAACGTCTTAAAGGTGATCGTGTGAGTCAGGTTTTTGCGCAGTGATAAGAAGTACCGGGCAACCTTTGCGGCGTGCTCATCGCTGGTGATGTGGTTAAAGGCAAACTCCTCAATCGGCAGATCGCTGTTGTCCGAGCCGTAATAAGCAATCAACGTCTTTTGCTCAGGGAACTGGTTGACTCGTGACTGCTGATAGATAATTGCAGCCTGGAACATCTTGCGTTCCTCAAGCTCAAGCCATGTAATTTCAAGGCTGTCCTCAATGATGTTGCCCTCAGTAAACATCGCTGAGATTGTCACAGGGTTGCTTGCATCAATCTTGTGATTTGAGTCATAAGGCAACGCAGGCTCCAAACTCATCCTGCCGTTTTTCAACGAAACAAAGCACAAAACACTTGGTGCCTGCTCAGACAACCAGCTGCGCAGATTGACTGGACCTGCGATCACGTCATCCCAATACAGCTTGTTGTTTTCCAAGTAACGACCAGTCGTCGTCAACAATGCCTTGTCAACAAGATCACTGTTAAGAATGTTGCCCGCTCCAGTGTCCTTGTTTGTTACCAAGTACCAGAGCAGGTCAGTCAACAGATTGCTTGATCCCGTGCCTCCTTCGACCAGACGCTCCACCTCAATACCATTCTTGACGTATGTTCGAAGCTGATCAAGCTGATTAAAGTTGTCACTTGACTTGAGCTTTAGGCCAGCCATTGCGCAGCCGTCGTAGTCAGGGATAGTTTCTTCCGACAGCGTTTCGTTGACATACACAATTTCAAATTCTGGGCCGTTGTCGCAGCTGCGGCTAATCAAATCACCGTAGTGAGATACCTCAGCAACACCGCTATATCTTTGCCACAATCGTGTCGCGGTTCTGTTAAATGAAACGGTGTTGCTTGAGTTGGTATTTTTTACAAATTCATATTTAAAAGCAAATTGAACGCCATTAACGTTTCTTGCGTGCTTGATAAAAGTATTGCCTTCCTCGTAATCGCCGTTGTAGCTAAGCAGCTCAACGCGCTCAACACGCCACCATTTGTTTCGGGGTGTGTGATCGTAGTTTTGTTCATACGAAATCAAATGTAGCCTCATATAAACTTCTTTGCCTGAAACGCGGGTGTATTCCCAGTTCTCAATAGTACGCTTTGTGCCATTGGCAAGATTGTCGAAATACGGATCAGCGCCAAGAGCTAACGCATAGATATTGCTTTCGGTTCGATCGTTAATTTCGTCTCCCTCGTTGTAGTTTGCTTTAGTCTCGTTAGCCACAATACTTACCGCTTCAGGGCTTAGGTCAAGACTTTGGTTTTCTTTGCCAGGAGTGCCATAAATGATATCAATGTTGCCGTCACCATCTTGGTCAACAACCTCAGGGACTGCAGCCATCTCAAGATGGACAAACTTGTTTCGGGGCTCTTGCTTGTACCCACGCGCTGTAATTTGAAACTGACCATAGATAGTTTCACCGAACCAAGCTTCCGCACCAGTGCGGCCTCCATCTAAAACAAAGACATCACCCTCGCCCTTGCTTTGCTCTACCAAAATGGCGCTGTTAAATGGACGAAAACGATATTCAAATTGCTTGCGCTCAGGATGCTTGACCCTGATAAATGAATACACATCGACAGGAGAGCTGCCAAGAACAGCAAAAATGTAGGGGCCTATGTTGACCCAACCCTTGTTGCTGTTTTCTGATTCGTTGTAATTACTTGGACGCACATCAAGAGCAAAGAACGACATGCGATGCGCGAATGAAGTTACCTTGCCTTCCGTATAAGCAATGTTGTCTTCGTTGGCTTTAACAAGGTTTCTAGGAGACGGTACGGTGTTGAAGTTGGTTATGCCTTCAAACTTTGCCCAGACTTGTGACTTGATGCCGATCTCAGTTACATCGCAAGCCCGGGTGTTCTGGAACGTTCCAATCTCATACTTCAGTAGCGGATACCAAGCCTCATGAATGTCGTCGCCTACCTGCGTAAATGGAACGCGGTCTTCCACTGTAATTGCATCTTTATCAACGATGCCAATTTTCTTTTGCAGGCGGCTCCAGGTCTCGATGCACTCAAGGGTTACCAGAATTCCGTTAGCAACGTGATCACCGTTTGACCCGTCATAAACTTCCTGAGTGCTGCGACTAATTACTTTCCAAGTGGTGCGGCCAATCATCCAAGTCGAGCCACGCTTAAACAGGGCGTCATATCTTGCCGACTCGGCTTGTACTGCAGATCGAATATCACTTAGATCAACAGGCTCTACATCGCTTCCGACCGAAAAAGGTTTTTCTTTTTGCCTGTCCTTGCCAATTAAAACCTCGATCTTGTCACCGATTTGGCATTCAACTTCACGCTTTACGTTTTGCCAAGACTCATGTCCTCTATCCGATTTTTCCCCTCTAAGAGTATGAGTTACTGTTGTTTCAGTCCCGTCAATACTCTTATGCTTGATAATTCCTACGCGCCTTGCGTAGTTTGTGCCAGTACCAGGCTGACCGCATCGCTCCGCATCTTTGTCAGTATCTTTAGCGCCGCCCCCAAAAGGGTGCTCATCCATTAGATACTCATCAACATATTTTTTCTGTTGATTTTTGCCTTGTTTTTTTGCTTGTTTGTCCCCAGCTTCTGGCACAGAAACAATTTTCCAGTTCGGGCGGAATGGCGTGCCGTTTGGAACACCGCTGTAAACACCAAAACGTGTCTGCGATGAAGGTGTAAATGCACCACAAAAAGCAGGCTGCGCATTTCCATTCCTAGTTGGCGCGTAAAACACCTGATCCGAACCATTCAACCCTGGGTTATCCCTGTCGCCATCAATGGCTAGATTGCCGTACCGCAAGTTATATGCACGAATACGGCTGCCAACTCCTAAAACCTCAAACCCGCCGTTCCAGTAAAAATCAAAGTATTCCTGGTAGATGCCGTCTAAAGCATTGTTGCCAAGAAAAATTCCTGCGAGGTCAGGCTTAGCCATGTTGCCTTGACCGGCAATAGCCACAATTTCAGCAACCTGATAACTGCCCCAGCTCTTCATGCGGGACCACACGAGTTGCGGTGAGATCAACAAGCCGCCTGTTCCCTTGTCATCGTTTTGATCGCTAGAAACAACCTGGCCTTTGCGACGGGTGAATGCGATTGGAACGGTTTGCCCATACTCAGCTAGTTCTTGAAGGCTGTCAAAGCCAAAAGACGGCGTGTAAACATCTTTGCCTGAACGACCTCCAAGCTGACGACGTTCAACCTGCTTGGGTTGTTTTGGTTTTGGCGCAAGCAACGCGGAAGCTGCTGTCAGCAGCAAGCCAACCGCAAGATTTACAAGAAAAGTTGTTGTCGAAAATGCTTCGTTTCGGATGTCAGGGACATGAGCAAACTCTTCAGGTCGCTCGCTATATCGACGCTCGACCTCTTGCGCAAACTGTCGATATTCCTGCTCACTACAACCAAGAGCTGTGATCAACCGCTTTTCATACGGAAGCAGTGGCTGTTCGACACTCCGTCGATAGGGCACCATGCGACCGCCTTCAAATGCCGATT